AGAGTGTTGTGTGCTAGTGCGAGAAGATGACAACTTTTCAACACCTAGACCGGCGAAATTCGTCACTCGCTTAGTGATCTTCTGTTAAGGTAGTCTATTATTAAACTTGTAGAATTTGATTTTTGCAAGGGACTCAGAGGGGCAAACTAGCACTCTTTTTTATAATGAACTTATTTTATTGGATTTCTTCTATGAGGTGGTTGTTTTGATGTTCAAAGAGTTCTTCCAAATTTTCAAAAATTTTGTCACACTCAAAACAGGCAACCCAACCATGTTCTTTGAAAAACTCTTTATCGTAATATTCGGCGGTGTCGTACAAAGCGATTTCTTTTTATTTATAATTGGACAGAAATCATCTACTATATATTTAGACTTGACACTTGTTGCATAAATTGTTATAATAATAGGAGAAAGTGAGAGAATAATCTCTTACATAATTAAAATATGAATAAAGAAATAATATGATTTCGATTAAAGTAAAACGTAATGAAAATATGAGTCGAGTATTAAGTAAATTTAAGGCCGCAGTTATGGCAGAAGGTACTATGAAAACACTCAAAAGCAAATCTCATTTTGTAAAACCTTGTATCCGAAAAAGATTAAAAAGTGAAGAGGCCGCAAGACAACGAAAGAAGGATGAAATGAAACTCATTCGTCAGGCACAAAATGAACAAAACGAATGGTATAGATGACAACAACGTTGTTGATCTAGATGCATTTCGTAAAGAAAAATATACTCTTAATATTTGTGTGGGTGGTTATTACGCAAACCTAGAAATGGGTGTGTATCTCCATGTTGTCGGTGTAACCTCACCGATGCACACAAAAGATGCAGAACAACACTTCATAGTCGAAGATCATTTTGGAAATCTTGTTACTTTTCGTATAGATGATCCCCCACCAGACTTTGTTGTGTCTAATATGGAAGAATTTGCTTCCGCAGCAATGGGGATTCCAGATCCAGATGATCCCCAAGTATCTTAGTTTTATAAATAATTAACGAGGGTTACTGAGGGAATATTCTGAAAAAAGATTTCTTGAATCTTTTTCGTACTTCCTTCTCCCCTCAGTAAATTGTCATACCTACCTTAGAAAAAAACAAAAAGTTTGTAATAATGTTACGATTCAAAGAATATCTCATAGAAGCTAAGGAAGGAAAGAACCTTCATTTAGAACATTTAGAAGATGAGGTATTAAATAATGGAATAAATGGAACACGGGCTGCAATCAACTTCTTACGCTCTCTTAGAGATATGCTTGCAGGAAGTGCAAAGAAGAGTGTTAATGTATCTGTCAAGTGGGATGGAGCTCCTGCGGTATTTGCAGGGATTAATCCAGAGAATGATAAGTTCTTTGTGGGAACTAAAGGAGTATTCAATAAAACTCCCAAAGTCAATTATACGGATGCAGACATAGATGCAAATCATTCTTCGGCCGGACTCAATGCAAAGTTAAAAGTTGCACTCAAGTATCTTCCAAAGTTAGGAATCAAGGATGTCTTACAAGGAGATATGTTATTTACACAAGATGACTTTTCAACAGAGACAATAGATGGAATTTCGTATACAACCTTTACTCCCAATACAATCACGTATGCCGTACCAAAGGAAAGTGCCAGTAAGATTGAAAAATCGAAAATGGGTATTGTCTGGCATACCACTTACTCAGGAGACACGTTACAATCCATGCGGGCGTCTTTCGGTGCTAGTGTGAAGGGTTTAACAAAGACAAATGATGTCTGGTTTACGGATGCAGACTATAAAGATACATCTGGAACAATCAATTTCAATAAAGCTGAAACCTCTTCAATTACCTCTGTTCTGTCTCAAGCAGGAAAAACATTTCACAAATTCAATTCTCAATTTACAAAACAATTAATGTCTAGACAAGATGTGGTACTTTTGATAAAAACATTTAATAACACAAAGGTTAGAGAAGGTCAAAAGATTTCCAATACTTCTAAACATTCACAAGATTTGATTAAATATGTTGATGTTAAAATGCAGAAAAATATAGATAGTGTAAAGACCCAGAAAGCAAAAGATGCAAAAAAGAAGGTCAAGGATGACCTAATTAGTTTCCTTTCTTCTAATAAAGGAAATCTCAAAATAATTTTTGATATGCAAAACCTCTTGACTGATGCGAAGAACATGATAATTCGTAAATTAGAAAAAGCAAAAGGGGTGATGGATACTTTCATTAGAACAGATAACGGATATCGTGTAACTGCACCAGAAGGTTTTGTCGCAATAGACCAGATGGGAGATGCAGTTAAGTTGGTTGACCGTTTAGAATTTTCTCAAGCAAACTTTACTGCTGCAAAGAACTGGACGAAATGAGTAAAGAATATAAACAATTTGTTAAAGAATCACATGGAAGTACGGCGGTGTTCTCTTTTGGTCGGTTTAATCCCCCAACTATCGGCCATGAAAAACTTATAAAAGTTGTTGCGAGTGCCGCCACAAAAGAAAACGGAGATTATTTTATATACATGAGTCATTCGCAGGATGCAAAGAAAAATCCTCTTAATTATGCTCATAAAATGATGTTTATGAAATTGATGTTTCCCACACATCGTTCTAATATTGCAAAATCAAATGCACGAACTGCATTAGAAGTTGCATCACAATTATATGATACGGGACATTATTCTAAATTGGTAATGGTTGTAGGAAGTGACCGTGTTAAAGAATTTAAAAAAATATTGAATCAATATAATGGGGAAAAGAACAAACATGGATTTTATGATTTTAAACAAATAGAAGTAATTTCTGCTGGAGAACGTGACCCCGATGCAGAAGGTGCAGAAGGAATGTCTGCTTCAAAGATGAGAGCTGCAGTTATTGCAGGAGATTATGATGCATTTAAAATGGGTGTTCCTGCTGGAGTATCCGAAAAAGATTGTCACAATTTGTACAATGCAGTAGCAAAAGGAATGAAAATGAAATTAAAAGAAGAACAGAATGGAGAAGAAGAAATGCAAGAAGCACTTACTCCTGCACAACGTAGGAGAATGGGGCTTCGGATGAAAATCCAAGCGAAAAAACCAGCGTTTATCATGAAACGAAAACGTTCAATGAAGCGTGCCGCTACCAAGGCTAAATTAGCAATGCGTGCTCGTAAATCTGCAATTAAAGCTGTTGTCAAAAAATTCTATCCAAAACTTAAAACAAAGAAAACATCAGATTTGTCTTATGGAGAACGTGGAAAAATTTCTGATATAGTTAAAAAGAAAGCGTCAGTTATCGCTCGTTTTGCAAAGAGAATGATAAAAGATAAACGTAAACAAGATGTGGAACGTAGAAAGTCCATGAATAAACCAAAGGAGAAGTAATATGTGTAATAACGAAGAATGCAAATGCGAAGATTGTACTTGTGATCCCTGCGAATGCACAAATGATAACCCATGTGGTTGCGATGATGAGGATCTAGTCGCAGCAATATAGAGAAAGGATGAAGTGGCTGAATATATTAACGAAGAACCCTGTGAATTTATTTACAACGTAACTGCAATAGAAAAGATTGTCGATGGAGATACACTTGATGCAGTAATTGATTTGGGTTTTGATGTAAGATTTTGTGGTAGAGTTCGTTTACTTGGAATTGACACACCAGAATCAAGAACAAGGCACAAGAACGAAAAGATTTATGGTAAACTATCTAAAGCTGCACTCAAGTCGTGGGTACATTGGGCAACTATAGATGACAGAGATGATATTGAGATTCAAGTTCGATGTCCAGAAGCGGACAGTCGAGGAAAGTTCGGTAGAATTCTAGGAGAGATCTGGATCAACTGTACAGAAGATGGACATGATTTCAACGGATGGACTAACGTAAACAAGTGGTTATGTGAGAATGGTCATGCTGTAGGTTATACTGGTCAAAACAAAGATGATGTTAAAGATGAACATTGGAAAAATAGAGTGTTTTTGGCAGAACAAGGTGTTCATGATCTATTGCCTTGGGATGAAGATTAATGGGATATTCCGATAAGGTATTGGAACACTATGACAAGCCGAAAAATGTTGGTAGTATGGATAGTAGGAGTCAGTCTGTCGGTACTGGCCTTGTGGGTGCTCCAGAATGTGGAGATGTAATGAAACTTCAAATAGAGGTAGATAAAAATGAAAAAATTATTGATGCCAAATTCAAGACATTTGGTTGTGGGTCTGCAATTGCATCTTCTAGTTTGGCGACTGAATGGGTTAAGGGCAAAACATTGGATGAAGCACACACAATTCAGAATACGGACATCGTGGAAGAACTTTCTCTTCCCCCTGTCAAAATTCATTGCTCTGTATTGGCGGAAGATGCTATTAAACGAGCAATTGATGATTATCGAAGTAAACAAGCAACATAATAGTTAAAAAAGGAATACAATGGCCGAAGAAAGTGTAGAAGTATCCGAAGAAGTGAGTGTCGGAGATGAAGATTTGGGTGCAAGTGCAGAAGCTCATGCTGGTGCAAGTGCGGAAGTAACAGATACAAGTGTTAGTGCAGAAGCCGAAGTTGGTGCGAGTGCAGAAGCTCACGCAGGAACTACTCAAGGTGGAGTTGATATG